AGTCGCACCATTCACGGCCGGAGACGAGCAGGCCGCACTGGATCTGCGCCATGTTTGCGAGCGGCACTTCATCGTCCAAGATGGTCGCCAGGTGGATCTTCTGGAGTCGCGACTTGATTTCGATAAGCCCGTCTTCGCCGACGAGCCCGTCTGGTGAGTAGCCGATCTTGTGGCCGCTGTCGTCGCGGATCATGAAGCCGGTTTCGGTGACGGGTGCGTAGTTTTCGTCGTAGATTTCTCGGGCGTAGGGTTCGTCGAGGGTGCCGCGTTCCATGTCTGCGGAAGTCCGGAATGGCTCGGTGTATCCGGTGATGCGTTCGGCGGCGAGGGACGCGGTCAGGCCGCGTGACGTGTCGTTGCTCGCGGGCTTGACCGTCTTGGGCGTGATGAGCAGGCCGACGACGGATGCGGTGATGATGCCGCGGCGTACCGCGTGCCATTCGTCCGTGCCTTGCTCAATGTCGTTGAAAATCTGCAGGCTCATGTGCTGCCTTCCTGTGGGCATAAAAAAACCGCCTAGCTGGCGGTGGTTGTTTTTTGGTTCTTAGCCGTTTCGGACTTTTCCCTGAATAGTGGGTGTGCTGTTGCTGGTTGGGGGTGTTTCCCTGATTAGGCATTCGCACGCGGGCCCGGTGAGCATCCCCCGGATTTTGGCGTAGTCGAACCGGCCGGCGCCCCAGTCGAGTTCGAGCTCGTACAGGGCTTGCCGGTTCCGGCGCTCCGCCTCACACTCAGGCACGGAACTCCCATCCGACGTAGTCCATCTCCCACGACGTGACGATCTGTCCGGCGCGGTTCATCGTGGCGGGTAAGCAGGTGTCGTTCATATCGTCGGCGTCGTCTCCTTCGTAGACGTGGCAGTCGGCGTCGAACCATCCCTGCATCCAGCATTCGGTGTGGTGCACGCGTTCATGGCCGACGCCGTGTTCTTCGAAGTGGTCTTCCCCGAACGATTCGCACTGGCAGTCCGGGTAGAAGTGGCAGGAGCCATATAGCCACGGGCATTCGAACTTGACGATCGGGGTGAACTCGACGTCGCCGCTGTAGGCGAACGGCTGCACACTGACGTAGTGCGGAAGCTGATTCTTGCTCATGCGTCGTTCCTTTCGTAGGTGTCTGGGCGTTCCGGTTCGGGGCCGATCCGGTCGGCTTCCTGCGCCCGGGCCTGGGCGGCGCGGAGGTCTTCATAGTCGGGGCGGATACTGCGGCTCATCAGAGGCCCCTGACGATGTTGCGGATTGCCTGCGCCGCGTGATGCTTGGCGAAGGAGTACCAGACCTGCGTGTCATCGAGGTCGGCGTCGTCTCGCGGTGGCTTCCATCCGGATGCCAGCTCTTCAAGCGCGTCCAGCTTGGCGGCCTGTTCCCGGACCAGCGCGAGGAGGTAGGGGACATCTTCCTTGGCGAGTTTGTCCGCGTTGCGCATCCCGAAGTTGTACGTCTGGCAGTCAGCGCGGCGTGCCTCAATCTCGCCGAGCACATCCCCATCCCCGCCGGCCATGCTGATCAAGTGTTCGTTGTAGTCGCTCATGCGTTTGCCTCCATGCGCTTCGTGTGATCGATGAGGCAGATAGCGGAGCAGATGTCATAGACCGCGCCGTCTTTCTCGGTGACGGTGAATGGGGTTTTCTTGGGTTGCTCGCAAACGTCGCAGACTGTCTGGGTGCTCATGCGATGTACCTCGGCGCTTTCGTATAGGTGGCGCGGGCGTCGGCCCGTTGCTGGTCGGTGAGTGCCAGCCATGACGCCTCGGTGTGACCGTGCGCGGATGCGACGCGGGCCTCATGCGGATCCATGCGGGGCGGTGGAGTCGGACGGTGCTGGCCGTTCCGTGCGGGGATGGCGCCACCGAGTGCGGCAATCGTTGCGGCGGCGCGTTCCCGCAGGCTGGTTACTACATCCATCTCTGCTACGTGCTTGCTCATGCGAGGCCCAGCCGTTCGATGATCTGCCGGTTGAGGTCATTCGCCTGTCCGGAGCGCGGCTTTGCGAGAGTCTGGAAGTAGGACCGCTCGACGTTCGCCTGATACGCGATTAGGTTCGCGGTTCGCTGCTCGTACGCGAGGGCCAGCGCGGCGAGGGCCTTGGACTTCTCAATCTCATACTCCCCGGGATTGTTGGCGAGGAGTGCCGCAGCTTCCTCGAAGTGCTGATACGGGCTTCCTGCCATATCACTCGTGTTGCTGGTGGTCATTGGGTGTCTCCGTTGGTTAGGCCGCAGCGGGGGCATGTGCCGGTTGCGGTGTGGGCGTCGGCGGCGATGCACTTCAGCCGACGGCGGGTAAGGATTGCCTGGGACAGGTCAGCGCCGTCGGTTTCCTCGCGCCGGTCGGACGTAGCGAGTAGTTTTCGGAGGTTCGCCGTGATGCGGTGCGCGGCCGTCACAAGAACCAGCGCATCCAACTCCGTCGGCGTCCCAGCCTTCGACACAGCGAGGGCTTCAAGCGTGGTCACGTTCGCCTCAGCAGACGCAATAGCCGCCGCGATGACAGCCGGGTTCATGCCCCGTACCTGCTCTCAAGTCGGCGCTCTTCCCACTGCTGTTCGGCGTAGTCCTCAGCCTCGGCCTCGGCGCGGTCAGCCAGGCACGGCTCGCAAATATCGCAATCGCCGTCCTCACAAGCCTCTACGTCCTCCGGCGGGAGCATGTTCTCGAACGCGCGCTGGGCAGACTCAAACCCCGGGATCTGGCTCATCGCCCCATCGCCTCCCAAGCCTCAGCGAGCGACTCGTCATCAAGGTGCTCAAGCTCGGCCATGGTCCGGTCGTACTGGATCGCCCGGGGGATCAAGACAACCGCGCCCACAATCGTGAAAGCCAGGACAAGGACAAAGATTCCGTTCATGATGCAGCTCCTTCTTTGGTGCGGCGGGTCCAGATCTTCAGCGACCCGTTCTTGCGCGACTTGGACTTGGACACGGTGCTGTTGACCGATTCGATGAAGCCGAGATTGCGGGCCGCGGCGAAGGCCATGCCCGGTGCATTCTGATGAGGCGCCGGCCTCATCTCGCGGCGGAGATCATCGGCCGTGAACTCATCCATACCGAGGGAAAGACCGAGGATCGTTGCGACAGCGTCCTCATGCCACGCCTCGTGCGAGTCCTCAAGGGCGGCGGCGATCATGCGCACATCACCGCAACCATGTTCCGGAGCGTGTGGGCATCGGCGGTGTCCATCGACTCGTTGACGCGCGCCGAACGGGCCTCGCGTTGCATCTGGTCATAGATCGGGGTGTTGCTCATGCTGTCCTCTTCCGTATGGCGTAGGCGGCGATGTCCCGTTTGATCCGCAGTTCCCGGGCCATTTCCATGGCGGTGGTGATCTCGTCCGGCGTGAGGGTCAAGTTCCCGCGGAGGCTCTTCGGGTGCGGCTTGTGCTCAACCGCGACCGTCTTGGCGCCATGGCGGACGGCGCGCTGAACAGTGCTGTCGTTCATGCCGCGAGCCGCCGGGCTGCGTTGGTCCGGTTGGTTTCGGCGCGTTCGTTCATGACGTTGTCCGTGGCCTCTTCGCCGGTCGGATCGGATACGAGACGGAAGTATTCCTCCACGGTGAGACGCCAGGCTTCCGGCATGGTGTCGTGCAGCTTCTCTATGCGGCGGGCGGTCTTCTTCATCTCGGAGAACGTGGCAGTGATGCCGTGGGACTGGTTATAGGTGGCGAGCTTGGACAGGTAATCGTTGGAGGGCATGGCGAATGGCCCCCTTCTTCTCGCCAGGGACACGAGAGTGGTGGTGTGAGCTGCTTGGGTGGATGCCCGAGATGGGCGGGCGCCTAGTTAGGCGAAGGGGTCGATCTCTTTTTCTTCGGGGATGGGAGCGTTGCGCTCGCGGACCCAGGTGACGAGGCGGGTTACGTCGTCGTCGTGGAGCATGATGCGGTTCTTGCTGAGCCTGGTGCAGATCCCGGACTCCCGGACGTACCGGCGGAGCTCCGTGGGGCGCATCCCCAGCTCGGGGGCTACCTGCTCCGGCGTGCGGAATATCTGTGTGCTCATGCCGGCACTCGGTCCGCGTCGTTGTGGGTGTGTAAAAGGTTGCGGGCGGCTATCGCGGCTGCTTCGGCCTCTGCGAGGGTTGCATAGCACCCGATGTTGTGCAGCTTCCTGTCGTGCCCGATCCGCACCTGGAACTTGTTGCTATTTGCAATCGGAAAGACTCCGCGGACCCCCGATGTGCCCGCCGACCCGCTGCGGTTCTCAATGTTCTTTTGCTGGGTAACAGCTCTCAGATGAGCCGGGTTCACACAGAGTTGCACGTGGCAGCGGTGGTCGATCACAAGACCTTCCGCGATGGGCCCGTTTGTCAGTGCGTATGAAACTCGGTGGACGAGCAGGACGGCCTTGCTTGGCGCTCCTGCGCCGATGGTTCCGTATCCGCGGGAGCTCTTTGCGCCAGTCCAGATCCAGCAATCGCCGGACTTGTCCACCTTGGCCCAGAGGCGCTCCGGGAGTGACCCCTTCATGCTGCGTCCTCAACCACGGTAACGAGCTCGTCCATGCGGACGGGGAAGTTGGTGACGACGTTGGCGATGAAGCCGGGGCTTGGCTGTGAGCGGCCGTGGCGGACGCGGGAGAGGGTGCCGCCGTCGATGCCGGCTTGTTCTGCGAATGCTCCCCAGGGCTGGCCGTTGCGGAGGCGTTCGAGCGTCTCTTGGTTGATGACGAGTTTCGCCATGATGTGTGCCCGTTCCTTCCAGATTGGTGTCGTGCATCTTGGGATTGTGCAACCCCAACTTGCTGTTGACATGACTGTAATTCGCTACTTGTTCAAGTGCAAACCCAAATTGGAGTGTTAATTAACAAGCGAGCTTGGGGGAGCACAAAAACCCCGGAATCTAGAGGGTTTTTGTACGTGGAAAAATTTTGGAGACTACTTGGTTTGGGCGTGTCGTGTACTTGGAGGAGCCCGGCACGCTGGTGCTTCCGCAAGCTGTAAATGTTGACGATTGGCAGCATGCAAACTAAATTTGCGGATATGCAAAGCAACCCCACGCGCTGGTATGAGTACGTCCTTCACGTCACGGAGGGCATGACCGCGAAAGAAGTAGCGGACCGCGCCCACTTCGACCAGTCCGCGATGACGCGGTGGAAAAAGGGGCTCAACGTAGACCCGAAGTTCGCCGTCCAATTCGCTCGCGCATTCAACCAGAACGTCCTCCACGCGCTGGCGGAAGCAGAACTCATTACCGAGGCAGAAGCGGACCTGCATGAGGTCAAGGTGGGACTTGACGACATCAGCACACAGAGGCTCCTCGAAGAGCTGGCAAAGCGCATTGACAATCCGGTGGGCGGCCGTCGCGCACCTGCCCAGGGTGATGACGATCCCGACTACTCCAAAATGTCAGACCAGGATGCTTACGATCTGGCGAGCCATAAGGGGGAACCAGACATTGGACACGACGAGATCCCGCACGAGCCCTAGGATCCTCGCGCAACAGATGGGGGTGCGCGTGCGGACTGCGCCGACGCCGCCAGGCTGGTGGGGAGCGTATGACCACAAGCGCCGGCTAATCACTCTCCGGCCTGGCCTTGCGCCAATCCAATTCGATTGCACGCTGATGCACGAGCTCGGGCACGCGCACTACGGTCACGTCGGAGTGACCGGCAAGCAGGAGCTCCTAGCGAACAGGTGGGCCGCGCACCGCCTCATAGCCTTCGACCAGCTGGTCGAAGCTGCGGCCCACGAGCAGGCTAGCTCCACCGTGGCCGCGGTCGTAGGCGTCCTGCCGAGCGTACTGCAGACGTACCTAGGGACTTTAACGCAGCGGCAATTGGGGGAACTCCGAGCGGCGGCTCGTCAGCGTGCAGCGTGACGCCTCAAGAACGGCGAAATAGCCCCACCCTCGTCGCTGAGGGTGGGGCTCTTTTTTGGGTGAATGTTGGGCTTCAATGTGTTGGCCTCGCCAACAAGCGTCTGAATAGGACTGAAAAGGTCTGCACAGGTTCCGCGAGTTCTAGCGGTTTTTGATCGAACTGATGACAAGAAAAGTGGCTAAACGGGTTTTCAATTCCCCCCATCTCCACATAAGATAGGCCCTAGATCCCAGTGATCTAGGGCTTTTCTTTTTGCCTGTTGGCGAGAGTGCCCATTTTGTTGGCGAGAAACGACTCAGCTAGGGGACAGGCATGGAAGCGACACAGCACGGAACGGGACAGGCCGAACATCTCACGATGGAGTGGGGCATCTTCCGGAAGGGTGAACCAACGGCCACGCCAGCCGAAAACCTGCGGTACACGACGCGGGCCGCTGCTGAGAAGACCCGGAGGAAGTCCTACCTGCACCCGGAGCACTACGAGGTCCGCGGCCGCGAGATCGGCCCCTGGGACGTCAAAGCACGTGAGGCGGTGGCCGCCCGTGGCTTATAGCTCTGGGCGCAGCGCTTGGGCTTGCGGGGATGTTCATGGCTGCCTACGGCCTGAATCACTGGCTGGACTTCCCGCTGATGGTCGCTGGCGTTATTGTTGCCGAGTCCGGGCGCGGTCCTCAGGGCGAAGCCGAGTGACCGCAGAGTCGGCGCTGGCAGCCAGCCTTGCGCTGCTACTCGGGGCGCTGCTTATCGGCAGGAATCGACAAGTCGAAAGGCTCCCGAAGCTAGAGCGAGCATGGTTTCATCTCTCGATAACGTGGCCGGTCGCGGTAAAAGCTGCCATCGGCTCCTTCATATTCAGCCAAGCTGTCGATGAGAGCGCTACCTACGCGATGGTCACGTATGGTCCAGCGGCCGTGATGGCGGTGGCTATTGCCTTTCAGCGGCTCAAGGGTGACGCCAAAATGTATACCCCGGGTATCATCCTCTTCACGATGCTGGTGTTCTCCGTGCCCTACGTGGCGTCTAGCGGTTCCGGCCTAACGGGCTTCCTGCCAGTAGTGATGGCCCTACCCATCATTCTCCGCAGGCTCGAACCATTGCAACTTCCTTCATGGTTCCGTGAAGCTCGGTTTTCCCTCGCAGTCCTGGCGGGGGTCCTGTTGTTTACATCGGTTGTTGCAAGGCCGCACGTTATCGGTCTCTGCCGGCTGGATAAGTGCTCAGTATTTGGTGAGGTGCTTACCTCCCCGATTACGAACAATGGAAACTTCGCCGGCGTTGCGGTGGCCATCCTTCTGCCATGGGCGTTGCTGG